ATCATTAGTGGTGCCACTCAAATCCCTTGGCAATGGCACTGGTCCTCCACGGAGGCCTCTTCTTCACGTGCTTGGTATCAGACCTTCAATGCGCAGTATGGCAGCATGGGCTACGATACCAAGACGATTAAGTATTACGTTCGCCCGGTCACAGCATTACCTGCATAAAGTCTTGCTTCAAGTCCTCTCTCTTCCTCCACCTAACGGTGGAGGCCTGCCCCGTCCCTCTAAAGGGCGGGGCTTCTTATTCCTCATAGTCGGCCTCCTTGTCAACATCAGGAAAGTCATTCACTTCCAACATTACGATGTTGGGTAATAACTCCACGGACTCCACCGTTTGGTAGACGCCCAACAGAGCACGGGTAATCTTCACTACCTCACTGTACTCTGAATCTTCTCTTAACAACAAGAAAATCATAACGACCTTTTATATAGATGTATTCAAATAATCTTTGTTCAATCGTATTCAACCACTTGCGACGCATAGCATAGTTGTTATGTTGGCGCAGGAATCCGAGGTACGAGTTGACGGATTGCACGCACTCGTTTATCTCGTAAATCGTCTTTGCCCGATTCAATCTGCCCACCGCGTCGACGAAGCCTCCCACCGTTCGATTCCCTGCATACGTTCGCCCCGGTTTGACCACACTGCCCGTAAATTTCACTCCTTTGCTGTAATGCTGGAAGTAGAACTTCTTCTCGTTCAGCTGGAGGCCGACCTTGGCCAGTTCCGCCCTTATCCCCGGCATGGCGCCCAGCAGCACCTGCTTGTCGGGATGGATAAGATACATATCATCCACATATCTGCCGTGATATGGGGTTATCCCCTCCATATACCAATCAAGTCCGTTCAGATAGAAGTTGGCGAAAATCTGTGAGAATAAGTTGCCTATGGCTATACCTTTGCCTTTCGTGTTACGAAACAGCGTCTTGTGGTCCGGCAGTTGGTCGAAGAGTTTCTGCGGACTGCGCTTTTCGCAATCGAGCTGCGGTTCATGCAGGATAACCGTCTCGCACAGATACCGCACGTCCTCCTTATCCTCTCCTTGGTACTTCTCCAAAATAAAGTCGTCGATGAACCTTGCCATCAACTTCTTGTCGATGCTCATAAAGAATCCTTTCAAGTCGATTTTCATTATCCAGCAGTCCAACGTGTAATCCTTGGAGCAGGCTTTCATGTCTGCCTCCAATTGACGGATGCCATACAGTCTGCCTTTATCTTTACGGCAGTTAAAGGCGCGGTCGGAGAACACTTGCTCGAACAAAGGTTCAAGCCTTAAAGCGATGAAGTGATGAATCACTCTATCACGGAAATTGGCGGCAAACACCTCACGCAGACGCGGGCGCGTGACTACAAAGCAGATGGACGTGGAAGGCTTGTAGGTCCTGCGGTTGACGCTTTCGGTCAGACTGACACACTCCGCCATCCAATTAAGTGAGAACCGCATGGCACTCTCGGTACCACGTTTGTGCCTTAAGCAATCCTTATAAGCATCCCTCATGTCCATTACATCTACCATAACTGTCCCTCCATTGTTGCTGTGACCGGGCGAACGTAATTCTTATTCGTCTTGGTATTGTTGTTCATATTGCCATTCTGCGCATTGAAGTTCTGATTCCAAGCATTGGAAGAAGAGTTCTCCGAATCGCGGTCTGCTGTCTTAGTCTTAGGACTGAATGAGTCCGCTGACCCCATTAATAGAGAAACGCTTTTCATAATACACCGTAGCCTATTATGTTCTGCTTTCAACCTCCGTTCCATACTTGGACGCGAAGGTATTTCTCAACGCTGTGCTCTGCCGTGCCACACTATCCAGCAATCTGATGAGGTGTGCCGCTTTATTCCGTCCCTTCAACCATCCTTTATCAATGGCGAGGGTGACGAGTATCTTCAAGGTTTCCAACTCCGAGATGAGTTGGTTCATATCGTTCAAAGACTGCGTGCCCGAACTTAAATATGCCGACGCAAACAGCCTTAACATGGATATACAAGAGCGTTGCATCTCCGCGCCCACCACAAACCTGCTCCCCTTGGGCATATCCTCTACCGCTCCAGCCGTAGCGTCCAGCAGGTCGGAGAGAGCGTTGTAGAGACGGGTATGGGAAAGTTGTTGCATTGTATTCCTGAATTTTAAATTTTGACAAAGATAATAAATATTTCGCAAGTACGGAACAATCTGGCAGAAAATAAAAAAGCCCTCACGCTTGAGGGCCGAGAGGATGTAATCAAAAGTAATATAAACTATATATACCAAAAACTCATGCAATATAGCACATTGCAGCATTTCACACCAACAAAACAGAGAAAAAAATAAAAAAACCCGGACGCGCATCACTGCGAGTGCCGGGCCGAACAACTAAACTATGAAAAAGTATTTAAGAGCCTATGTGGTCAAAAATTTCCTCCAAGCAACTGCTGGGCCTGCGCCACCTTAGTTTGGTCCGCTCCGATTTGCGATGCGTACTGCTGGCCAAGGCCCTGCTGGGCGTCGGGCGCCGTGCCCTGCTGCATCTGCTGTTGGCGCGTTTCGAGGTCTTGCAGGAGCTTGTCGCCGAACGGAAAGTTGCCGTATCGAAGGACGTCACGCACATCCAGCGCACCGCCTGACTGCTGCCAAAGATTGGTGATCCAGTCATTGACACGCATCTGGTAGACGGGCGATGATACGCTGTCCTTGATGGAGACAAAGTATTCCACGTCGCGTACGGAGTTGGCATCGTAGCGCGTAATCTTGTTCTTGTCGTTGGCTCCCACGCTGATGTATCGTCCGTCCTCATAGAACTGTTGCATCATCTTCACCTTCTTCTTGGCGATGTCCTCGGTAAAGGTGGTGAACTTCTTCAGCAGCGCAGCCAGCGAGGTGGTTGCATTCTGTGTCTCCTGCGCGTAGCGCGAGGCGGACGTGCCGGCAGCAGGCGTGCGTCCTTGCAGGGCGCCTTGCACATTACTGATGCGGTCGATAAGGTTGAGCTGCATCTGCAACATCTCGCTGATGCCGATATTGGTGGCGTTGCTGAAAAGCACGTTCGGTTTCAAGTCCGGCCTTCCCACTTTGTCGTTGAACACAATCATGCCGTCGAAAGAGGTAGCCTCACGATAGAACTCTTCGTTGGTCATTCCGTCGGGGATGCAAGACTTGGGGACGAGCCACACGCCCTTGGCCGAGGTGCGCATCATGAAATCGTTGATGATGTTCAGTCTGTTGATATAGCGCTGCTGGTCGATGAACGTAGAGGCGAAGGAATGAATCTCGCCGTTGACAAACGGATAGAGTTTCAGCGTGTATGGATGGGAACGGTGATAGTAGGGACTTTCCCCCTCCAAGAGCACGTGCCCCGATGGTGTGAGATACTGGTAATACCAATAGGAATCAATCACCTGCTCGTAGCGGATTTCGGGCACGTCGTCCGGCGCGATGCCATACTGAGCGGCCATAGACTGGCGGGCGGAGTTCGTGCGCAGGATAGTGTCAAGATCCTCCAGCTCTATCTTGTAGCGCTCACCCGTGTTCACGTCCCAGCAGCGGTAACGCTGCTTGACCTCCTTGGTCCAAACCTCGTAGACGCGGTACTTGCTGCGGTCGGCTGGCGTATAGAAGGATACGTTGCGGATGTTGAACTTCTCGTTGAGCTGCGACATGGAAGGGTTGTCCTCTTCCAAGTAATGACCGCTACCCCCTTCGCCACCACGGTAGTACTGCTCCAGCTCGGAAACCTGCAAGCCGCTTGATTCGGTGCAGAAAGTGGAGAGCATGCTGCCCCAGTCGATGTCGTGGATCTGCATAATCATCGTCAGATCCGTCTGACGCGGGTCGCTGCCTCCCTCCCACGCGAGGAAGTAAGGGTTCACAAGGTCCGTATAGGAATCCAGGACATCGTCGCGGTACTCGTACGTTTCGCGCGTACAGCCACAGCCCGACTGACAATATTCCTCGATGGCCGTTACCAAGAGGTCCGACATCCGGTTGATTTGCCAGTTGCACTGCAAAGCCGTGGACATCATATCGCCAGCGGCTTGGTCCTCGCGGTTGCGAGCATAGCAGACGGGTTCGGTATCCTGATTGGCATAGATGCCCGTCACGGCGTTCAGCAGGGGCCTCATCACATTGTTCACCAAAGGGATATTGCCCTTGGAACGGATATACTCTTTCTCGGTGATAGGATGGCCGTCAGGCCCGTCAATATAGTCGCTCCATTGGTCGCCGTAGACATAGCGGAGCACGCGGTCCCGCTCTTCACGGAACTGACTGAGATTGGACCACGCGGTATAGCAGCGTGCGAGAAGGGCAGGGTTCTCCCGTCCGTAAGTAGTCTGACGCTTCTTGACACTGTCAATCTCCCTTCCCGCCACTCTCTTTCTTGAATGTAACTTCATATCTTGTATTGTTTTCGGGCAAAGATAAATGTTACAGAGCCTCTTATGTGCCAAGATTGCATAGCAGGAGTGTGCAATCTTGGAAAAGAAACGAGAGTTAAAGCGTTATGTTTGCAGCAATAAAAGAATGGGAATATGGATATTACAATCACGAAAGGCGTCGTAATCGACAAGGTGATGGCCAATGTGGGGGTATTCGCAAGGGACGCCACCGACAAGAACGGCAACTCACTCTACGACATCCTGCGCATCGAGGATAGGGACGACACGTCGCTCTCGCTCATGTGGAAGGACGCCGCGGGACGCGTGATGGGTGCGCTGGGTGAGTATGTCACCGCAAAGAGCGACGACAAGATCACCGTAGAACAGCCCTTCCGCTGCAATGACGCGCAGTTCCTGAACGTGGCCGAGATGGCCGAACTGGCGATGGTGGACCGAATCACCGCCATGTGGTTCGAGCTGAAATACCCGGAGAAGGCGGATATCTTCAATCTGGGTGCAAAGACGGCCCTCGAGAGCGCGCGCGACAAGCTGCACATGAAGGGAGAGCCGACGCTGAAAACCTACGGAAAGAGCGCATCGACGGACGGTGCGAGCGACAATACATAGTTTAACATACAAATACAAGCAACATGGAAGTAAACATTTCTTTATCAAGAGGCAGCATCATCCTGCACGCCAAGGACGACACCTATCTGTCGGCGCGTACCGCACTTGCCGAGCAGATGAGTAACCAAAACGCGCGTTACGAGATGCAGGCCGACGAGCGTGACACGCATGAGCGCAAACTGCTCGCCTCACTGAAAGACGCCGTGGCAGGTATCAAGGCCGAGCTGAACGAGTATCTTATCACGGGTGACGTGGACGAGGACAAGGACACCATTAACCTGACCATCTCGGTCTCCGACGCCTTCCGCAAGAAGGAGCGTCAGGTCACGCTGGCCACGCTGAGCGAGGACTACATCACCAAGCGCGTGATTTCAGAGTGGTGGGTAAGCAACTACCCGAACTTTGCACAGAGCTACGTGGACCTGACCAAGCAAGCCCTGGATCATCTGAAACGTGCGTTCTACTACAAGGGCGAGGCCGTGCTGAAATCCTACGACGCGGACACCTCCTCGGAAAAGACCGCTAACGCATGACGCCGCTGACGATTGAACTGAGCAGGGGCAGCCTCGTGCTGAAAGCCAAGGACGAGACCTATCTTGCCGTGCGCACACACCTTGTCGCCCACGAGGCGAACAAGATGAGCCACTACGAGATGCAAGCCGATGAGCGCGATACCCACGAGCGTAAGCTGCTCGGCGGCATCGCCTCGTCGGTTGCGCGTTTCAAGGCGGCGCTACACCGCTACACGGTGGAGGATACGCTCTCGGAGGACAAGGACGCCTTCGAGGTGACACTGAATGTAAGCGACCGATTCCATGCAGAAAGGGAGGCGGATATTAAGCGACTGATGGAGCAGTTCATCTACCGCACGATGGTGGCCGAATGGTGGGAGGCAAACTACCCCGACTTGGCCAAGGGATACGCCGAAGGAGCGCAAGAGTGCATGGCGAGCCTCAAGCTCCTGCTCTCGCTCTGTTACCCGGCAGTGACGCACGAGCGCAACACGCTGCTCAAGATGCGCAATGACCGCCGTGCCTTCCTCGTCCTATCCACGCTCTACGTGGATGAACTGATGGATGACATTCACTCTGAGATTCTCAGCGTATCGCTGGCCCGACGCAGTGACAAGGGCGTGCCCGACATCGACATTCAGACCGATGAGGTGCATGGCACGGAGCAGCTGCGACGTACGATGGATCGCCACGCCCGACGGCTCAACGCACGCTTTGAGGCTTACCTGACGGATCGGAAGATAGAGGAAGAGAAGGAACTGCCCGAGGACGGGGTGATAGACGAAGAGACGGAGCGTATCCAGTACGCCCTTGAAATGCCCATCTCGTGGAAAAACAAGCTGTATCAGAACCTCACGGACGAGATACAGACCTACATCGTGGAAAAGACGGTGGCTGATTACCTGCTGCCCTACGATGCCAAGCTCGCCGAAGTCCACAGCCAAACGGGCGACGACGCCAGCGACGAGATAAAGATGATATTAACCTCTCGGATGCCGGGGATGAGCCGACGTCCGATACAACCTTTTTAGACTATGGCAAGAGAACAAGGAATGGAGAAGGTGCCCGGCAGCGGACGGTCGAAGGGTACCAAGAACAAATCGAAGAAACAGCTGGCCATCAGCATCAAGATGCTCTTGGAGGACAAGTTCGATGACTTGCAGACCTACATGGACCTCTTGAAGCCCAGCGAATACTGCAGACTTTACGTGGACCTCTTGAAATACGCCATCCCCGCCAAGCAGGCCGTGGCCGTCAAGGACGAGACGGAAGAGAAGAAACTGCGGGCCTACGGCATACTGAGCGACCTGAGAAAGGGAATAGTGACCAACCTCGACGAGGCTATACGCAAGGCCGACGAAGAGGACGAAGCCGACGATTCGGAATAGGAGGGCGAGGCGATGGACGTTGTTGCAAGAGAAGTCAGCCAACTTGGTGTGGTAGCCATCATCCTTTTCGCCGAGTACCTGCTGGTGCTGCTGGCCGTGGTTGCCGACCTATGGAGCGGAGTGCGGAAAGCCAAGCAGCGGGGTGAGGCAAGGACAAGCTACGGATTCAAACGCACGGTGGACAAACTGTGCAAGTATTATAACCTAATGGTCATCCTGACCATTCTCGACCTCATGCAGATAGTGGGCATCTGGTACATGGACCAGTATTACGGATACCGCCTCCCAGTGTTTCCGGTGGTGACACTGCTGGGCGCTATCTTCATCGGACTGATTGAGGCCAAGAGCATCTACGAGAAAGCGGACGAGAAAGTGAAGGACGACTATCACCAAGTGGCGGCACTGCTTGCCGAGATTTCCAAGAATAGGAAGGATACGGACAAGCTGGCCGATTTGGTGATCCAATACATAGAACAAGATGAAAGCAAGCGAAAGACTGATAAGCAAGGTCAAGAGCGTGGAGTGTCTGCGTCTTGACGCCTACTTGGACCTCAAGGGCGGTGTGTGGACCATTGGCTGGGGGCATACAGAGGGAGTGAAGGAGGGCGACCGCATCACACCCGAAGAGGCTGACCGACTTCTTAAAGAGGATTTGGAAACGGCAGAAGGCGCCGTAAACGGACTTGGCCTAACGCTGACGCAGAACCAGTTTGACGCCCTCACTGACTTCGCCTTCAACGCCGGGGTGGGTGCCTTGAGGAAGAGCACCCTGCTAAAGCGTATCCGGGAGGGCGCTGACCTGCTGGTCATACAGAGCGAGTTCCGCCGTTGGGTGTATGCTGCCGGCAAGAAACGGCAGAGCCTTGTAGAACGCAGGGAGTGGGAGGCCCAGCTCTATGGGGAGTGAACGCATGAAAGAGAACATGGGGGCGATGGCAGTGGCCGTACTGACGCTGCTTGCCCTTGCGGTGATGCTGTCGGGGTGCAGGACCAAGTACATACCCGTGGAGACGAAAATCACCGAAACGGTAGCGTACCACGATACGACCGTGACGGTCAAGCTGGACGTGTACCATGATTCCATCGCCTCGCGCGATACGGTCTCCTATCTGTGGAACCTCTATTCGCAGTCGTGGGCAAGATGGGAGAACGGCATTCTGACGCACTCGCTCAGCACCCTACCCGGCGCGTGCCTCGTCATCGAAATACCGCAATATCTTGAAAGGACAAAAGAAATCGAGGTGCCGAAGGTGGTGGAAACGGAGAAACCACTATCTTTGCAGCAGAAAGCGAGAATGAAACTGGGAGACGTGGCCGTGGCCAGCATACTGGTGAACATCGCCCTCATCTCCCTCATAGTTTGGATCAGAAGAAAAGGAGGTAATATGTAACGCAGGGTAAAAACGGAAGGCCGGGGCGGAGTGTAGAAGCGCCCACGGCCGGCCGTCACAACAAGTACATAGCAAGAGTTTGAGGCTTGAAGGACGTTGTTGCAAAGAGAGTAACAACCCTTCAAGCCTTTTTGTTTATTATGGACTACGAAAAATTGCTTTCCATTCTCTGCGACGCCTTTGACGTGGACCGCAGCCTCATCCTCTCTTCCCACCGACGCGACTGCACGGACGCAAGGGCGTGCCTCGTGCACGTGCTTGCGGAAGAGGGGTACACCGAGCGCACCATCTCCAAGATGACGGGATTCTCGCAGCAGCGGGTCAACGCATTGAAGAACGGATACCGCTGGAGAGGCGGCTATGAGTTTACGCGAAACGTACAAGAAGTGTACAAACGACTTTTATCCGTACAAAAGGAATAGTGGGACATTTGCCATGCAGCCGATGTTGGCTGTGACTAATTCATTATGATATGGCAGATGAAAAAATGACGGAGAAGGTGTATTGCTATAATCATCCTTCCCAAGACAACTCGCTCGCCCTTGCAGCGCTGATGAATCAAGGGCATAAAGGATGCGACCCAATGGCTTCGCTCGCGATGATGAACGGGGGTGGCATGAACAGTCAATGGAATAACCCGTTTATCTACTTGGTGTGGATGATGTTTGCAGGTCGCTTCTTCGGCAACGGAAACGGATGGGGAGGCGATGGAAGCAACGGGCAGGCGCAGCAGAATATTGAGGTTCAGAATCAGTTGGCAGCCATCCGTTCACAGCTCTCCAACAGCGAGAACACGGGATTGCTGATGGACGCGATCAAAGGCAACGCTACGGCCATCGGCCAGCTGGCGCAAACCCTCAACTGCGATTTCGGCACGCTGAACAATGCGGTGTGCGACGTCAGAGCGGGCATCGACAAGGTGGCGGGTCAGGTCGGTTTCTCAGCCGAGCGTGTGATTAACGCCGTGAACCTTGGCGACAGCTCGATTGTTTCCAAGTTGCAGGAGTGCTGCTGCGAGAGCAAGACGGCCATCCTCGAGATGGGCTACCAAAACCAGCTCGCCAACTGCCAGCAGACGGGTGCGCTCACGAACGCTATCAATGGAGGTGTAAACTCCTTGCAGAACAACCTCACGCATTTGGGATTCGGGATGCAGCAGGGTTTCACCAACCTGGGCAACATCACCCAGCAGGGATTCTCGTCCATCGGCTATGCCACCCAGCAACAGACGTGCGACATCCTGCAAGGCCAGCAGGCCTCGACGCAGCGCATCATCGACACGCTGAACTGCCACTGGCAGCAGGACCTGCAGCAGCGCTACAACGACGCGCGTCTTGAACTCTCCCAGCTCAGGCAGAACGAGACGCTGATTGCAGCCCTCAAGACCACGACGACCACGACGGCGTAAGGTAAAGCCACGTTGCAAGGCCTTTCGGGTGGCTGCGGAGGCCTTGCATTTTAAACGAACTTAAGCGAAAATAAAAGATACGCCTATGAAATTCAATGAATTAAAAAGCGGGTACACAGTGTACCTGCTCGACAAGAAAACGATGGAAGTGAGCGAAGAGAAGGTGATGAGCGTCGGCGCTCCGTACCCCGAGCCCATGAAAGCCGGGCAGTTGGCGCAGAACCTTACACGGCTCGTGGACGTCACGCTGGGCGACGGCGGGCGCACGCACGTATATGCCATCCCCGAGGGCGCGAGCGTGACGTACGCAGGGGATACGGTACTCTCGTCGGACAGCGAGGGAGTGCTGCGCGAGGTAAGGGCTATGAAGGTGCAGAGCGAAGAACTGCTTGCCTCGGTGGACGCGCACCGGGAACGCGTGGAGAAGTGCGAGGAACTGATTGCACGGCTCGACACCGCCTACCGGGACAAGCGGGAGATGGACGGTCGACTGACGAGGGTGGAGAGCTATATTCACGAACTCAAGGACGACATACGCAACCTCATCAAGGAATTGAAAGGATGATGGAATGGCTTCTCAGCAGCGAGGAAGGAATGACGGACATGGAGTTTCTTAGGGCGCTCTATGCAATCTTGGCACGCAAACAAGGGGAGAAAATGTAAGTTTGCGAAAACTAACATTTTCAAGACATGGAAGATAGAATTAAGAAACTTTACGACAAGCTTGTGAAAGACTACGGACCACGGGGCATGGACTTCGGGGACTATGATTCCTTCAAGGCTGGTGTAAAGAAGAACGGAGCGCGGAACGTCCACAAGTTCCTGCGCCAGCTTGGCGTGTCTGACAAGACCATCGGCTCGGAGGACTGGTTCGAGAACGCCCTTCGACCCACGATGGCTGAGGCGACGGAACACGCCGCACCCTCCCTGATGAACAGCTTCGCACCCGGAGAGGCACCCGGAGAGGGAACCACGTCGATGGCCAGCGAAGCGCTTTCCCGCCAGCAGCAACGCGAGACAGCGAAACCCAAGCCGAAAGCCAAGAGCCAGCAGGCCCCCGTCCACCCGGCTGTGGCCATGATGCCCGAGAAGACAGAGAGTTCGGAAGCGGAGACAGAGGCAGCGACGCAGCCTAACAGCGTGGCCGCACAAACGCAATCGCCTGCCGGCACCACCGCACAAGCCCCGCTCCACTTCGGCGTGGACAACACGGAAGGAGAGACGGCACCAGCGACCCAGTCAGACCCCATCAAACAGAACAACCTGGATTACGTAATGAGCCACGAGCGTCCCGAAGGGTTCGGCAAGCGACGGAACCTGATGGACCTCTCGCTGGGCGAGCAGGCACGCGACCTGCCCGAACTGGATGGAAACGGTGACAAGTTCACGGCACGAATGAACGCCATCTACAACGACACTCCCGAAGGCGAGCAATACAAGAAGGACAAACTGTGGGAGACCACGCAGAACCAGCTGCGCTCGCTGGACAACGAAATCCAACTGGCCGAGAACGACCTCAAGCGACAGAAGGAAGAAATCGACAAGAGCAGCGGATTGGGCAACTGGGCGAGACGTGCGGCCAGCATACGGCGTACGGGCACGCCCTCGGACAAGGAGAAGGCCTACAAGGAGACGCTGGACCAGCACAACCATGCCAAGGACGCCATCAACGCGGCGAACGGACTTGTGGACGATATGTACCAGCTCATCGGTGCGGTGAACAACGGCAAGAAACACGGCATCGTCAGCAACCTGATGCGAGGCGTCGTAGACGGAGCCTTCGACGTGGACGCATGGACGCTGGGTATCACCGACCTTATCAAGAACAACACCCTGCTGGAGGCCCTCGAGAAAGAGGACAAGGGCGAAGAGCTGAGCAAGGAGGAACAGATACTCGTGGACGCTGCCGTGGTGAACGCCGCCGTGCAGAGCCAGATTGGCGGAGACCTCTCCCGCGCGTACAAGGCAGGACAGACGACGGGCTACAGCGTACCCTTCATGGTGGAGATGATGACGGGCACCAAGGAGATTTCCGCCGCCACCTCCATTGCAGGACGTGGTCTGCTGAAAGCCTCGGCCAAGTGGCTGGCCAAGCACGCAGCCAAGAAAACGGCCGCCAGCAGCGCCATCCGTGGCGTGACGAAGGGTGCGATAGGATTCGCCAAGGGCAATGTGGACGCGGCCATCAACACCGCCACGATAGACCTTGCACGTGTGATGGGCAATTACACGGAGAGAAAGATTGGCGATGTGCAATTCGATATAGACGAGAAGGGCAAGTTGAAGTACGACGGACGGGAGAACGTGGAGAAAGGTCCTACCGCCTTCGCCAAGAGCTTCGCCACCACAATGGCCGAAACATCCACCGAGTTTGCCGGCGAACAGTTCAAGCCAGTCACCAATTTCCTCGGAAATGGCATCGCCAAGCTCACGGGCCTCTCAAACACCCAGCTATATAAGACGCTCTCGCATACGATGAAGGTCAGTCCCAGCTTGAAGAAGGTGCGCGACTTCTTCAATCGCACTCAGTGGCACGGCGTCGTCAATGAATACGGCGAAGAGGTGCTGAACAATATCTACAACTACGGCATCGGCGACATGACCAAGGACGAACTCCTTGACCTTGACAGCAATATAGACACGTTCCTCGGAGTGGGCGTGACCAGTGCGTTCTTCGGAACCGTCGGCACAGCCGCCTACGCATACGACCGTCACAAGTGGAGACGTCAGATCAAGGACTTCGAGAAACGGTGGGCAGGACGCGGAGACGTGGACTTCAACCAGCTCAAGGAGCAGGTAAGCGGCATGAGCATCGGTCAGGCGCGCCAATACCTTAAGGAAATCGGAAAGAGCGACGCCTACGACGAGAAGGACAAGAAGGACCTGCTGCAATACGTCATGAACCTCTTCTACGAGGGAGGATATTCCTCGGCCAACCTCTACGCGGAGCAGGCGATGAGAACGCCCGGCACGGCAGCGGTGACCGAAGAGACGCAGGAGAGCTATGACAACGGCGCCGATGCGGAAACCGCCGAAGAGAAACGCGCCATCAAGCAGCGTTACGACGATGCCGACAAGGCTCTCGTACGCGACGAGACCGACCCCGGAGAACAGCAGTTCGCCCAGATTGTACGCAGCAACACACCGCAGGACGGTTACACGCAGCTGCGCGAGCAAGGACTGGACGATTACGACCATATGTCCGCAGCGATGGAATACTATAACGCGCGTGCCGGATACGAAGGATTGCAGGACACCGTCATTGATTCCGTGGAGGATAGGGTGCAAGCCGCCAAGAAGGAGGTGGACGAACAGACCAACAAGGAATCGGGCCTCATCATTCCCGTTATTGCAGGCGTTGAGAAGCGGGCGGGTACTGTCGTTTCGGGCAACATCGTCACAACGGAAGGTGGAGCCATTGACTGGGAAAACAGCGACGACACGATTATCGTGCGCGACAGCGAGACGGGTGAGATGTTCATGACCAGCCCCTCCAACCTCACGATGAACGGCCAGATGATGGACCCCGAAGAGTTGAAAAACGAGATTGACACCACCCAGCGCGAGGCATGGACAAGAGAGGCATCGGAAGAGATCCAGTACTCAGACGATGTACTGAACCATGAGGCGCAACCGGGCGAGCACCTTGTTATCGACGGAGAAGAGTGGGTGATGCAGGGCGTGAACAACCGAGGCGACACCTACACCATAGCCAAGGTTGACGAAAAGGGTAACCCGACAGTGGGCAAGACCATCAGCCGTGACGAGTACCTGCAAGTGCTTGCCTCGCAAGAAACGCAGGGCGCAGAAGGGGAAACCGCACCGCAAGGCGCAGCCCAGCAAGCGGAAGAGGCAGCCGCACCCGAAAAGGTTACCGCGCAAACGGATGCCGAAGAGAACACCGTACAGTCCGAGGCCGGACCTGCCGAACAGCAGCCTGCAGAAGGTCCCGCAGAAGAACCTGCCGTTCCTGAGGCTCCTGCCGAGACCCCACCCGATGACGGAGCGGAAGGTCCTGCCAATGAGGGCGAGGCAGCGCCTTCGGTGCCTACCGACGAGGAAGGCAACGAACTCTACGAGCAGGCCCAGCCTGAGACAACCCTCGACTACCTCTCCAACGGCTCGGACAATGACGAGGTCAGCGAGATGATTGAGCAGAACCTCAAGGACGCGGAGAAAGCGGTTGCTGCCGCCGAAAAGAAAAAGCCCAAGCCGGGCAAGAGTAAGGCGGCCTACGACAAGGCCAAGGCTGAGTACGAGGCGGACCTCGCCAAGAAACGTGCTTCCCTGGATTACTGGGAAAAGGTGAAGGGTCTGCACGAAGAGCGCATGGAGGCGGCACGCAAGACAGCGAAGGAGAACGCACCGCAGCAACCTGCGGGAGAGGGCAACGTACCCGGCTGGATGGCCGACAAGCCCGAGGACGCAAGAGCGCGAGGGTTCCGTATGGTAGGAGCCGAGAAGGTGGAACGCCAGCAGCCCGTGGAAGGCAAGCAGGGACGCGAGACCGCATCGCGCTTTAGCGAGAGCAAGACCCCTGCCGGACGCTATTTCCTGATGGAGGCGGACCAGCTGCAACCCTCCCACCAAAGAGGGCAGCGCAACCCCCTGCACTTCATCCCCGAAGCACAGCCAAAGGACCGCAAGGACGCAGCCTCGCAGCTGGCCTCGCAGAAAATCGCCAAGGAAATCAACCCGCAGGAAATCACCTCCGCCACCACGGCCTACACGGGTGCGCCCACGGTGAACGCACGCGGAGAGGTTATCCAAGGCAACAACCGCAGCGACGCACTCAAGCAGATGTGGGGCGCTGGATACGAAGAGCAGGCTGCCGCCTACAAACAGTACCTCATGGACCATGCCGAAGAGTACGGCCTTAAGAGGGAGGACATCGAAAGCATGAAGGCTCCCGTGCTCGTGAACCGCCTTGACGTCTCGGACGAAGAGGCTATCGAGCTGGGCCAGTACAACGCGGCCGACACGGAAAGCGGCGGTTCGGAACGAATCAAGGCCCCGCAGACCATTCAGAAACTCGGCGACAGACTGGGTTCCTTCATCAGCCAGCTGATGAGCGCCGACGATAACGAGGACTTGAACCTTGCCGAACTGCTCCAGCGCAACGGATTGAAGATGCTCAAATGGCTGGCCACGAAGAAGCTCATCTCCAACACGCAGGTGCAGTCGGCCGTGGATAAGGAGGGGAAGCTGACGGAGAACGCCGTGATGGACCTCAAGGAAATTCTCTTCGGCAGCGTGTTCCAAGGAGCGCCCACCGAGCTGAGAAACATCTTCGACGGCATGCCCACGAAGGCACAACGCGCTATCCTTAGTACGATGTACCGCGACAGCCAGTCCGAAGAGGCGGACCGGATCCGTGACTACGTACAGCAGTCCATCATGGCCTACAACACGCTCAACAAGACCTACGCGG